GAGGCCAGCCAGCGCCTTGTGTCCACTCTCAGCTTGGCCACTTGCGCCTCTTGAGGCGTGGCCGTGTCTGCAATTTCGAGGGTCTGCTCTGCTAAACTTCGACCACCTCGCGTGCGTGCGCGTGCGAGCAGCTCTCCCCGCTTCGCATCTTTTTCGATCCATTTGTAGAAACCACCGATGCTGATGTCCAGAGACTTAATCACTGAATCGGTTGTTTTCCCTTGTGAGATATGGTCAAAGAGCATAGCCTCACCGCCAAAGGCGTGAATTTTCTTATTGATTCCTGACATCTCTTTGCGCTCGATGGCAGCCTGGTCACGCAGTGTGAGCTGGCGCTCTGCAATGTTGTCAGCCAGTTCACTCAATGTGTTTGCACTCTTCTTTGGTTTGGCCATTCAGATACTCCTCAATTGTTTTGATTGCTTCGGCAGCTGATCTGGCGACCACTGACCGATACCCTTTTGCATTTAACTGCAAACCCACAGCGCTTTGCTTGGCTGAGACCACACCGGCCTTGGTCTTCATTTCCACAAATAGCGCATGAAACCCGTTTTTAGCCTCCAGAACGCAAAGATCAGGCATCCCTGCTAATACCCCTTCACTGTGCAATCTAACGCGCTCTGAGGCCGTTCTATCGCCTCCATTGGGTATTGCTGCAATGATGATGTCCGGATAGAACGCACGAAAGTGTTGCACCACTTTGACCTGGTCAATGTGTTCAATGCTTTTTCTCTTGCGTTTTAAGTCAACCACCATTCCTCGGATTCTACTGCCGAGGCTTTGGCTTGGAACAAGTGGCATCGGTGTTTGACATCGGTCGGGAATGCCGCGAGGCCGGTCTGGCCGCACTGATGCTCGGACCATGTGATGGTTGCCCATCCATTCCTAATCTTTGCCTGGTCAAACATCCACTGCAAAGGTTTTGAGTTGACCTTCCGGTGTCTTTCCATCTGCTCGGCTGGCATGGACTGTCGCTGCTCCACATTTACCGCATTACTGCACTGATGGCAGAAAACGCGCTCATCTTCCACGAATTTCTCTAATTGTGGATAAGCTGTGGATAACTGTTCAACTTCTTGGGCCATCGTTTCTCTCCAAAAACAGTGAAAAGTAATGCGGTATGACCAAAGGAAATCTACCGCATTACCGCATTACTTTCGTACCATCCCAAAACACCGAGACTGGCCTGTGGATAAATGGGTCTAAAGACCCCATTTAATCCACAAGACCCAGCCATTGTCTAATCCGGTATACCGCATTACTACCGCATTACTACCGCATTACCGCATTACTTTAATTGCACCCACCCAAAGCCCTCATGGTCCTGTGCAAAGCGCTGGAATATGGCAGCGCCAACTGCCCGTCTTGAGTAGCTTTGGTTGGCTTGTGGCACTGCTTGATAAATCGCTGGCCACTCCAGCTGGTGCATCCCTTGGAGTTCTTTGGGGACAATTGGGCGACCTGGCCCTTTGCGCATAATGACCTGACCATGCTGGTTGATGATGGATTGGACATGGTTGCAGGCTTGGTCACAAATGTCTTGGACTTGCTGTTGTTTCTTATCGCTTTGGCGTTCAGCAGCTGCTTGTCTTCTGTCCTGTTCTGACGACATGGCTGGAATGGCCACCCTGCAAATGATCTCTTGCAGATCACCGGCTGGGGTTATGACTATTTCTGGGAATGTGATGGAGTCGAATTTGATCTCTCTGAATGCTGGCTCATAGCGCGTTTTGGTCAGCTTCAGATACCTCTGGTTATCCTCATCCATGAAAAGCACGCCTGTAAGGGTTGCATCGCCTGTAAATGCACTTGCACCACGGGCCATGGCATCGGAGTCTTGACGGGAGATTGTTTTGTTTGTGTGGGTCAGGATGCAGACTGGCGCTTTTTGCTGAATGAAAATGGTCTGCTTGATGGCGGCAATGTAGGCTCCGACTTCTGAATTGTCATTCTCGTTGTCAATATCCATAGTCGCATTGGCTGTGTCCAAAACTAATAATGGCTTAATGCCATTAACAGTATGGCGCTCAATATTATGTGCAAGCCTTAATAAGTCTTTGACATTAGACCTTCTGGCATCAATAACCACAAACCAGTCATTCAGATTATTGATTCCATAATGCTTTGAATATGCAAATAATGTTCGGATTATCTGGTCACTGTCTTCAGTCACGATGATTGACTTGCGTTTCTTTTTAGCGTGAATCTCGCAGCCTTCCACTGAAAACCCTGCCATGACCATGCACATTGACAGCACTGCTGTGGTCTTACCCACGCCAGGCTGACCGGCCAAGATAAAGAAAGAGTGGGCCATGAATCCTTCGATCAAGTAATCGATGGGGTTGAGGCGGGTCAGGTCTAAGGCAAGCTCTGGCCATGACGGGTCTGGTGCGTCTTCTGTGACTGGCGCATTAATCACCGCGGCAAAGTCTTCCACCGCTGACTTGCGCTCGGTCTGCTTTGTTGGCGGCTCATAGCCACAGTCCTTGGCGTGCTTGAAGAGTGTGCCAAGCCCCACACCTTTGCCTTGATGAAAGCTCTTCCAGTGGGTCTCAATGTCTTTTGTGCCGGCAAACTTGGCGCCAGCCATGGACCACTGCATCCATGGGCCGAGACCAGCCTCTCCGAATTCGGTATGTAGCGCCTGGCCAAGCTCGATCCACTGGCAGTAATCGCAGTCTGGGCTGATATGGTGCAAAGCCTTGACGGCACGATCAAGATCGCTGTCTTCAAGCCTTGAACCTAATTGGGTGAAGTCAAATGACTGGCTTGGTGGTGCTGGCTTTGGCTCTTGCAGCTGGTGCTGCTCGATGATGCCCCAGTCTTGCAGTAGGGCATAAAGGTCCACGGCCTCTTGGAATTCACCGACCACCGCATTGCCACTGAGTAGCACTGACTTGCCTGCACTGTTTGGTAGGCCAAATACTTCCAGTTCCTGACCACCGCCCAGCTTGTACTTCGGTAAAACTTGGTCAGATTCTTTGGGTGGTTGGACCCATAAGAAGACATGACGGCCACGGCCTGAGACAGAGACCTCGGTCAGCATCTTGTGCTGCTTGACATACTTGGCCATGCGCTGGATGGCCACATTGGTGGGTCCTGATGCGTGCTTCATGTCTACATCTAGGCAAACCAAATAGTTCCCTGATGCGCTGATGATGGGGCGCTGCTGGACTAGGCCAAGATATTGGCCATGTGGGGCGCCCTCCATGGTCCAGACGTCTTCAGCGTTGTACAGATCGCTTGGGTCTGTATCCCGTGCCACGCCTTGGCCGCTTCGCTTGTAAGGAATCTTTTTAGACCCTTGCAGGGCAAAGGTGCAAAACACGGCATCAGGGGCGACAGCGCCAATCTTGCAGGCCACTTGCTGGGACTGGCTGAATGTATCTGGCAGGGGTGTTTCAGTTATAGTTGGCACTGAAATTCCTTTAAGTTGGGGTTTCATTTTGTGAGTTGCCTTGAGTTGAATTTGCCCTGGTCAGAGTTTGCGCTTGGACCAGGGCTTTCTTTTTGGGGCAGGGATTGGATTCTATTCCTTGGATTTTTCTTTGACTAGAGAAGACGCAGCGACCTTCTCACCGACTAGGTCTTCGGAAACCTCGACACCAAGTTTTAAGACAGCACTGGGCGACTTCAGCTCCCAGACCTTTAAGTTGTCTTTGAATGCTTCCATGACCAGTGCTTCGTCTTTCCAGAATTTTGTCTTACGGCCTGCGCGCATGGTCCAGCCGGTGATTGCTTGGCCATTGGCCAATTGCTCTTTGGCAGCAGACTGCACTGCATCGGCCCATGCGGTCACCAGAGCTGCGTCATCGAGCATCTCAGGGGTAACAGTGGTGTCTGGCTTGAAATCGCTCCTAGCAGTCTCTTGGACCTTCTCACGCATGGATGGGCAGATGGTCTTGGCTTTGCAGTACCGGCAGGCATCTGGGCTTGGCCTTGTTGGTGCATCGCCTGAGAGCGCCAGCTCGGCTGCCGACAGCAAGCGCCTGCCATGCAGCTCCAAATAGTTGCCAGACACTGTCCACTTGCTGTGGCCGACACGGGGCTGATAGATGTGCATGGTGCATTCGATGGTGCTTGGCGCCTTGAGCTGACGCATAGCTCCCAATGCATAGGTCAGCAGCTGCTTGTTCTCATTTGCGTCAACGGCCACACGGCCAGTCTTCAGATCAATGACATGGAGGTGGTTGCCATCGACTAGGATGGCATCAGCCGTGCCACCAAGCGCTGGGTGCAGGGACTTTAGACCCTCATCGAGATTGACTTCGATGAGCTTTTTGCGCGGATTCTCGACCAGAGTGTTGACAAAGTCGGCATACCCTTGGGCCATGGACAGGTGGTCAGGATCAGTGCCAGCAGGCACTTCCTTGCCAGACAGAATCATTTCTGACAGCTCATGGATGGCTGTGCCTATGGCAGCCGCCTCGCCTGCCGGCTCGTAGGGCATGAGGGATTCGAGGCGATAAGAGCCTGGGCATTGCATGAATCTGTCTGTGCGGGATGCTGAGAGGCGAGCGTGTTTTCGGGTTTCGTGTTGCATGGTTTCTCCTGGTTAAATTTTTGTAAATTTGCTTAAAACAAATGACCAAACCGCACCACCGGATACCTTGGCAATAAACTGAAGTGCAATAATTTCTGGCATCAAAACACCAAATGCAATTGTTGGGAAAAGTAGAGAGTCAACGGCAGCGCCAGCAGTATTTGAGACATTTGCTCGTTTAATCCATGAGCCTGTGGTTTTTACAAAAACTGCCCAATCTACCAAAGCCGCCACCAAGAATGACACCGCAGAAGCTACCGCAATCATTCCTGCCGCAGGGTTTAGCAAATAGGTCAAAGCACCTGTTCCCAATATCAAGCCACCCATTTGCCATGTTTTGAGTCGAACATGAAGCCAATCTCTCAGCGTCAGATCAAGTCCAATCAGTAAAAATGCGTTTATTGGGCTGATTGCTGGCCCAAATGTAGCCACTAAAAGGTTTGCGGCAACCATTGCCACAGCATATGCAAATAAAGCAAAAATCATAAAAGTGTTTCCTGTAAAGGTTTTTGTTCCCAAAGACTTGGGGGGTTGGTTGAATCAATTCTTTTTGCCATGCAACCGGCACAAACAATGCCTTCAGCATGGTGTAGTGCAACATTGGTTGAATCTGCGCTTGCTAAAGGCCAAGGGCCACTTGATAGTCCCAGCATCCTTAATCCATGAATCCAAGGCAGTTTGCCAAATGTTTTAGTTAAAGCATTAAAAGCCTCATCCATTTTTCCCGACCATTTAGGTGTTCCGATTTGCCAATACTCGCCACTTGACCCGAAACAAACTCTGCCCCATGTATCTGATAATTCCAAAAGATATGGAATTGGCATACCTAAATGCCAAACTGGAATTCCAAATTCTTTGCGAAAAGGCCAAGTCTTTACCATTTCTTTTTGTTGTTCGACAGTGCCATCAATCACATCAGGCACAACCGCCCAATGTGGATGGGCCAATAATGGGTCAACCCACTCATAAAACCCATTGATGTCAAATTTGTATCCACGGGTTTTGGCACTAAATGCCCCGTTGTCTAACATCAGACTTTGCCCTATAGATAAACAACGATGCAAGTCTCTTGGGTCTGCGTAGGATATGCAAAAGTGTTTTCCACCCATTGTTTCTATAACTTTTTTGGGGGTGATTGGTGTGCCGTGATAATGAATCATGTTAAATAATTTGATTAACGACATTCATTTTCTTCAAGACCTTGGCCAAGACATTGTGGTCCAGACTGGCTTTGATGGTCAGAATGTAGATGACGGGTGGAATGCCTGACTTGTTAATGTTCTCGACCCTGCTTGATGCCTGCTCCAGTGCCGAGGTGGACCAAGTGCATTCGACAAAGACAATCGTGTCGGCAGCCGATAGGTCCACACCTTCAGACATGGCGGCAATGTTGCCAATGATGCATTTGGTCTGGCCATCTTGGAATTGTGAAATGGCCTTGTCGCGCTTGGCCCGTGATGTATCACCCACCACTGTCACTGGCTTGTGGACCATGAGCAGTTTCTCCAGCTCGGCCACCACATCCTTGTGGTGCGCAAAGACCACTACCGGCTCATTGGACTGGAGCAAGTCATCGATGAATTCACTGGCGGCCTTGACCTTGCGCATTCCGGCCTCGCGCATGATCTCGGCCAGACCCTCAAAAGCCAGCAAGGCATTGGGGTTTGCCATCAAGGCATCGGCATCAAAGGCTTGCTCGCGTTTGTCGTTGGGTAGGTCAAAGGTGATCAGGCTGACCTGTGGCTCTTTGTAGTCTTTGAAGATGTTTTCTTTTTTGCGTCTCAGGACATGGGGCAGCATGAGCGCCTTGAGTTCTGGCAGATTTGACGCGCCTGATGTGTCCAAGCCCCAAGGGGCTGACCACATCTTTGCGTAACTGGCCGCAAAGTCAAACCAGCCGCCTCTGTAAATGCCAAGGCCGTGCAAGATGGGCCACAGCTCGATGGGCCTGTTTGGGATGGGTGTGCCACTCAAGGCATAGACATGGTCCACTTTCTTCATGGCCAGCATTGCAGCCTTCGTTCTTTGCGCCTTTGGATTCTTGATTCTGTGGCACTCATCCAAAACTAGAGTGTTATATCTGTCCACATTCGTTTGTGCGTATTGCAAAACATCATAGTTAATGATGGTCACATCGGCTGAATTTACCTGTGAAGCCTCGCGTTTTCCATTGACCACATTCACTGAGACATTGGGCGCGAGCTTACTGAAAGCCGCCTCCCAGACTGTCTTGGCAATGGCTGGGCAGACGATGAGGGCCGGTAGGTTTTCAAGTGCAGCAGCTGCTGTGGGTAGCGTCTTGCCCACCCGTGGCTGGTCGGCCAGTATGGCCCTGCGCCTGGACAGCAAGAAGAGCTTGGCCTCTTGCTGATGGGGGAATAACTGCATGGTCGTTTCCTTCGTTTTAACTTGCAGGCATCTTAACTGAGATTTGTGCTAAAGTGCAATTTCTGTTTAACGACAGAAACGTAAAAACCTAAACCCTTAAAAGGAAAAAACCATGACCAGAGTTGTAACCGGCAGAGTCCGCTTCTCTTATTTCTCAGCATTGACTGCTCGCAAAAATGAGATGAACGGCAAAGAAGAGTTCTCAACGCAAGTGCTTGTCCCAAAGACAGACACCGAGACTGTGAACCAATTGAAAGCGGCAGCCAAGGCCGCATTGACCGCCAAGTTTGGGGACAAGATTCCCAAGACTGTGCGCAATCCCTTGCGTGATGGCGACACTGAAGTGAAATCTGATGGATCACCATTGGGGGCTGAGTATGCTGGCCATTACTTTTTCAACACCAAAAGCACCAACAAGCCTGGTGCAGTGGATGCCCATGGCCATGACATTCTTGGATCACAAGATATTGTCTCTGGCGACTATGGCAGGGTAAGTCTCAATGCCTATGCCTATGACCAGGCAGGCAATAAGGGCGTGTCGTATGGCCTGAACAACATCATGCTTTTGGCCAAGGGTGAGTCTTTGGGTGGTGCAAAGCCTTCAGCGGCATCTGACTTTGGTGTGGTGGCAGGCAAAGGCTCTGCACCAGTGGCCGAGTCAGTCGATAGCGACTGGTGATCTGTCGATCAGTTTCTCAAGCGCCAAGTGCAATTGATTGACTGATGTCCACAATGGCTCCACAGTTCCCGATAGCCACCGGCTCACTTGGGACTGCTGGATGCCAGCCTCATTGCACACCGCAGACATGGTGATCTTGTGAGCCTTGGCCTTTGCCTTGATGTCGTGAATTGATTGCATGGTCGCATTCTAATTGCGGTTTATGTATAAAAACAACACATAAAAATAATTCTTTACAAATAGTTCATTTCTGTCATCATTCGTTTGTCCATATCACTTAAACGAAAGAAACGAAATGACCTCAAACGAATTATTCAACAAAGTCATTGTCCACATGGGCGATACATGGCGCATTGTCGCTGTGGGCGCACAGCGTGATGGCAATACTTATTGCCACATGGCCAGCACTCATCTGGGCCGTCAACAAAAAAACGGCTGGATGCCTGCCCAGATTGGCGACTGGGTGGACAGTGAAGTTTTAAAGGCTGCCAAATAAAACCCACGGGGCTTCGGCCCCATTAACGAAAGAAACCGATGAAACAGAAAATCATTACCACCCTGATCGAATGCGTCTTGGCCATCATCATTTTTGGTGGCATTGGCGTGATGCTGGCTTGGAGGGGTTGAGCATGAACTACGGCCCAACACCCCCATGCCCCAAAGACTTGTTCCAGTTCGAGTGCTGCATTGAAGATGTCGAGCTGGTCTGCTTTCTGGAATACAGCCCAGAAGAAAAGGGGTCAGTCGATTCCCTTGGCTCACCTTATGAGCCTGACTTTGAAGAGTGCATGACCCTCAATAACGCATACATCGCTGGCACTGATGTGGACATTGCCCACATGATCTTGCAGTCCATGGTGGACCACATTGAAGTGACTGCGCTGGAGAAGTACCTTGACAAATAAAGAGCTGCCACTGGCCCTTGAGGCTTGCTTGGACCTGACCATTGCCCTGACCTCACCGGAGGGGTATGGCCATGCCACCACTCAAGAGATAAGAACCCACGCATTCGTTGTCAAAACGATGCTGGAGCGCTTGAAAGCCCGAATGGAGACCAGCACATGGCCAGAGGCTTAAAACCCCGTGTAGAGCCTGCCATCGAGGCAGCGCTCCAGAAGAAAGGCAATCTCTCTGATGTGGACTTGGCCAAGCTGTGCTTTTGTGCCAGGCGCAGTGCAGCGCGAATCCTGTTTGACTTGCACCGCCATGGTCTGGTCCACATCTCAGGACACACCAAGGTCCATGCAAATGGACAGTGGCGACCTCTGTGGTCATGGGGTGATGGTGAAGATGCCATTGCACCTGGTCCAGTGCCAGGGTCTGAGCGCATTAAAAAGTACCGCGACAAGATGAGTGCCGATGACAAAGACTTTGACGCTGCCAGACGTAGACAGAAAAGACGGGTCGTGAAACGCGACCCACTTGTGGCCGCGTTTTTTGGGGGTTGATATGCCTGTTGAATATTTCTCAAAACTAACTAATGCGCAGCTTGATGTTTATTATTCAAAACATCAGGCTGCAATACCTTTGCCGTTTTCTGGTATGAAAAACAAAAATTACAAAGTTATTAGAAACCTGGATAGTCCTCATAATCCCCAAGCAGGCCAAGAGGAACAACTGCCGGCAACCCCTTTGGGCCATATTCCTCAAGATACTTCAAAAATCCCTGATAGCCTTTAGTCCCAATAATGTCTCGCATTTTCATTACGTCAGCTCTTGGAGTCATATTGTTTTGCTCCAAGAATTGCTGCATAAACTGAGTTTGCTGTGCGTTAACTTGTGGAACACCAGCAGCATCTAAACGCTGCGCAAAATTTTGAATGTCTGGCCGTGTTAATTGGCCTTGTAAATACTGCGCTACTTGGCCACTTCCCTCTGCACCCCATGGCGGCATTTCAAGATTTGACTCAAAACGGCCAGCAATCAATTGGCCGTCTTGAATATTTGCTTTTGCATTTTTGACAGCTTCTTGAATTGCTTTGCCGTTCATAGAATTGTCAAATTTTCCAGCGTGTAAAGCACCACCTACATCAACAACATCTAGACCTTGCCCCTCTAATGCCGCTTTTGCCTGCGCCATTTGTCTAGGCAATTGACTTGCATCTTGAGCGCCAGACAACATTGGCTGAAATCTTATTCCAGTTTTTTCCACTGTTTTCATGCTCGAATTGGCTGGCGTAAATTTGTTCCAGCCAACACCTTCTTGCAAATCCATTACAGCGCGCACAGCAGAAGTTGCGTCAAGTAAACTGCGCCCAGGCTGGTCCAGCATAGGGCCACCGCGGGCAAGTTTTCCTGTCGATGTTTCTAATGTTGACCCAACAAGGCCAACTAATGGCTGGGCCACAAATGCTGGGTTTCTCTCAACAACACCAGCAGTGTTAAGGTATTCACCCATGACTGGTTTAACTGGCAATTGGTATGCTTGCAATGCGCCAATGTAAGGGTCACGATTACCCATTGGGGCTTGCATTCCCTGCGAATAAGCAGCTCGAACACTTTCATCAGCAGTGTTAATTCCTGGCATAACATTTTGACCAGGAATAAATTCATAGGTTTGTGAAGCAATCTGGCGCTGCATAGCGTCATCAATACCAGCCCTAGCTCTTGCGCGAATAGACTCGTCAGATTCTTTTCCAATGTCTTTTAAAGATGGTTTTTTTGGCTTTTGGCCTTTTCCAGTTTCTTCCCATCTCAACAGTTGTTTTTCATATTTTTGAGTAGCTTTTGTAAATTTGTTAATTTCAGCATCTCTGGCAGCCTTGTATGAAATTTCTCGTTCAGCACCCCATGTGGCTGCTTGTGCAGCTCTTGGATCAAAAATAAATTCTGCTGATGTGTTTGGCACATCTAATTGGCCAGCAAGCCTTTTTTGCTCTGCTCTGTTTGCAAGCAATAAATTCTCACCAGTTAAAAATCCATGCTCTTGAGGCGTAAATCCTCGACTAAATGTTTTGCCCCCTGGGTCGCTGTAACCCATTACACGGCCATGCCAAATGTCGCTGGCTGTTTTGTACAAATCAGTGGATGGAATGGTCGGGTCTTTAGCGTCAGCATAAGGACCAGTCTTTTTCCCCAGCTTAATTGCTCCAGGATTAAATGCATACATCCCAGTGGCTGGATCAATGTCATATGCTTTGGCTACATTTCTAGCCTGTGATCCAG